TGCGGTTCGGCAGTGTGGGCGTGGTCGCCTCTTTTGATGTCGATGATTCAGAAGTGGATATTGCCAGCACCCAGGCCCCAAAGAAGCGGCCGAACGTAAGAACAGAAGAGGGCGTGGCTATGGTCCGGGAAGACCTGGACGCCATGCACGATATATTCGTGGAAGCTATCGCCACCGGCCGTGGCGTTACTACCGAGAAAGTTAACGCCGAGTACGGCCAGGGGGGAACCTTCCTGGCCGGCGAGGCGCTAAAGCGTGGCATGATTGACGCCATTTCGGGCTCCGGCCTAAGCGTGGTAAAGTCGGCCCAAACAACCACTACCGCCCGCAGTGGCGGGGGTAATCCGGAGATCGGACCTATGGACCTGAACGCATTAAGGGCCCAGCATCCCGACGTTTACGCGGCGGCGGTGCAAGAAGGCGCAACCAGTGAGCGGGACCGCGTAAGCGCCCACCTCACTATGGGGAACGCCTCGGGCGACATGGTAACGGCAATGAAGGCAGTCGAGGACGGTTCAGCAATGACCGCCGGCCTTCAGGCCAAGTACCTGGCCGCGGGAATGAACCGCAGCGACCAGGCAACACGCCAGGCAGACGACGCAGCCGCGTCGGCGGCCGCTGACGGCGCCAACTCAGGCGAGAACGGCAACGATGCCGCCGACCTCGTTTGTGGAGCCGTTGAAAACGCAATGGGTATCGCGGGGGGCAGCCAACATGCCTAACATCACAACCACAAACGTGGATATCGGCAACGTTATCCTGGAGGGCGCGGAGTTTCGCGACGATGAGGTCACCTTCGGCGGGGCGGGAACGCTCGTAGAAGGCACGATTCTTGCCCGCGATTCCGCTTCCGGCCTGTTGGTCCCGTTCGTAAAAGGCGGAGTAACTAACGGCAACGGCGTGCCGAAGGCTATCCTGACGTACGGCGTGGAAGCTGTCGGCGCCGGCGACGAACCCGCGCGCGTTGCGGTTTCCGGCAAGTTCCGCAAAGAGCGGCTGGTGATTGACGCCGACGGCGACGCTTCAAACGTCGACGCGGTCGTAATCGATCAGCTTCGCGACTATTCACTTGTTCCGGTCGATGTTGACGAACTCAACATTCTGGGCAATCAGTAAAGGAAGCTGACATGAGCGGCAACACTACCCGGCGCATGATTAGCGCCTACTACCAGGAGGCGAGCCCGTCCGCATTCTTTTCGGGAATGTTCCGGACCCGCCCCGAAAACTTCCACAGCTCGGAAGAAGTCGAAATCGACATCGTACGCAGCGAGGAAGACGTTTCAATCGTTATCCAGGACCTAAGCACTGGGTACCGGATGAACTCGGACGACCTATACACCAACAAGGGCTTTAAGCCGCCCATTCACAAGGAAGCGGTGCCCATTAACTCGTTTGATCTTATCAAGCGTATGCCGGGCGAGAACCCGTTTCAGTCTCCGGACTTTCGGGCCAATGTTATCACCCGCATGTTCGCGGGAATGCGTAAGGTAGAACGGAAGATTCGCCGCGCCATCGAGCTTCAAGCGTCGCAGGTATTGCAGACGGGCACCGTTACGTTAACCGACATTAACGGCGCCGCACTGTACACCCTGGACTTCGCGCCGAAAGCGTCGCACTTCCCGACCGCGGGCACGTCCTGGGCTACCGCCACTTTGGCGGAGAAAATCGGTGACCTGACCGCACTTTGCGACCAGATCAGAGCCGACGGCCTGGCAGACCCCGACGAACTGGTCGTGGGTTCCGACGCCTGGGAAAACCTGTTGCAGACAACCGGCTTTCTTGAGCGGTTCGATGCACGCCGGGCAGACCTGGGCATGATCACCGCCATGGAAACCCGCGGCGGTGGCGGTATCTATCGCGGCGTAATCGAGCTGGGCAACTACAAGCTGGACGTGTTCACCTACAACGGCCGATACAAGGACCCGCAGACCGGGACTTCTACGCCGTTTATGGACCCGGGCAAAGTAGTTATCCGTTCGAGCACGGCCCGCCTGGACGCGACCTTCGGCGCCATCCCGAATATCGGGGCGCTTTTGGGAGCAAACCAGCGGCTGGTTCCGGAACTGCCTTCGCGCATGAGTTCGGCGGCTAACGGAATGGACCTTTTCACAAACGTGTGGATGTCTACCGACGGCGAGCAGCTCTTCGGCGGCGTCGGGGCACGCCCCCTGATGGTGCCCACGGGCATCGATACCTTCGGCTGCCTCGATACGCAGCTTTAACCGATAAGCGGGGCGGGCTACGGCCCGCTCTTCGTTAGGCAAAGAGGGCAACAATCATGCCAAGCAACAAAGAGCTAACCACGGAAGCGCAAGGGCTGGCGGAAAAGCTGGAAATCTCGGTTGAAACCGACGGTATGAGCAACGAAAGCCTGGCGGACCTGGTGAAAGACCTGCGCGCGAAAACAACCGACGCAGAGACAGACACCCAGGCCGACAAAGCGACCGAAGAGGCGAAAGCTAAAAAAGCCGCCCGCATGGAAAACAAAAAGCCGAAAGGGAAAAAGCCGGCTTTTTACGTTGCGGCGGGGAAGTCCCTGACCTCGAAGCGCGGCATTCTTTCCGGCGATACCTCGGACGAAGTGAAAGCGGAACACCTGGGCGGCGGTAAAGAAGCCCTGGACGCCTTCGTGAAGTCCGGCCACGTCCTGAAAGGCTGAATGAAAAATGGGCCTGCGTGATCTAGTAGAACAGGACCTGGGCGCGATTCTTGAAGATAGCGCCACGGGTTTTGGCTGGCCCATTTCATTGACTGACCCCGACGGGCTGACCGACGAAACGTTGGTGGGGTTTTCTGACGACATAGCCCAGTCTATCGACCCCGACACCGGGGAGCTTGTAAGCGGCCGCCTGGCTTCGGTAGCACTCCGGATTTCTACATTGCACGCGGCCGGCTTTTCACTCCCGCGCGGCGTAGCAGATACCAGCAAAAAGCCCTGGGTCGTGAAGTTCAACGACATAAACGGGCGGCCCCACGTCTTTATTGTTCGCCAGGCTAACCCAGACCGGGCAGCCGGCCTTGTCGTGTGCATTTTGGAGGGCTACGACGAATGACCCTCGAGCTAATCGACAAGCAGGACGCCGTGGAGATTGTGCGCGACCAGATCGCCGCCATTCTTGCCCTGGAAGTCGCGTCCCAAATGTCGCTGGCCACCGCAGCCGGCAAGGACCCGGAACTTTGGAAGCTCCGTGTGTTCCAGGAGCGCGCGACGCCCTGGGAAAACCTACCCAGCAAGACCCAGGACCGGTCGCCCATCGTTAACGTTTGGTGGGATTCGTGCACGTTCGATATGTCCGCCAGCAACGTTGTGGGACGGCAGAAAAGCAGCGCGTCCATTAACATCGACTGCTACGGGTACGGGAAGAGCGCGAACAATCCGGGCGGTGGCCACGTTGCCGGCGACCAAAGCGCAGCCGAAGTAGCCCAGCGGGCCGTGCGCCTGGTGCGCAACATTCTGATGGCTGGCGAGTACACGTACCTGGCCCTTCGCGGCGTCGTTTGGCGCCGGTGGGTCGACAACATTTCTATTTTTCAACCGCAGCAAGACAGCGAGAACGTGCACCACATTGTAGGCGCGCGCCTGTCTTTTCGGGTAGAATTTAACGAATACAGCCCTCAAGTCCAGCCGGTGACGTTGGAGCTGTTGTCGGTTGACGTGAAACGAACCGAAAACGACGAAATTGTGGTCGAGGCCGACTACGATTACACGGCATAACAGGAGAGCAAACAATGGCACTTTCTAGCGCAGTCGATGCTTCCGCGGTTGCCCGCGTAGTCGGCATCAAAACGACGTTTAAAGACTTGCGGGCGGGGGGCGTTTTGTTCTTGCCGCAGCGGGTCGCACTTATCGGGCAGGGCAGCACCGTCGCAACATACGACACCACCAAGTTCCAGATCACAAGCGCAAGCCAGGCGGGCAGCCGCTACGGCTTCGGGTCGCCCATACACCTGGCGGCCCGGCAACTGTTGCCGGTGAACGGTGACGGCGTGGGGACAATCCCGGTGACTGTCTACCCGCTGGAAGACGACGTCAGCGGCGTTGCAGCTTCGGGCGACATTACACCCACGGCCGACCAGACAAGCGCCGGGGCGTACACCGTCCTGGTGAATAACATCCGGTCGGAGCCGTTCGTGGTGAGCGTAGGCGACGCCGTGGGCGACATTGTAACGGCTGTGGCCGAAGCGATTAACGCGGTCCTGGAAATGCCCGTGGTTGCTACCGGCAACGCAACCGACGTGGGCCTGGAAGCCAAGTGGGCCGGCGAAAGTTCAAACGGCATTTTCGTTGAAGTCGTGACACCCGAAACGGGCGCGGCTACCTTCGCGGTCACCCAGCTTTCCGGCGGCCTGCTAAACCCCGACGTTCAGACCGCTTTGGACCAGGTGGGCAACGTGTGGGAAACCATGGCGCTTAACTGCCTGGACATTGACGACACCGTGGCCCTGGACGCGTTCAGCACCTTCGGCGAAGGCCGATGGGGCGCCCTGACGCGTAGGCCCCTGGTCGTCTTCACGGGCAACACCGCAACGACCGTGGCAAACGCTATCGCCGTTCCGGAAGCCCGCAAGACCGACCGCACCAACGCCCAGCTAGTCGCCCCCGGGTCGAACGATCTTCCGTTCGCGGTGGCAGCCCGCCAGCTAGCCCGTGTGGTCGTGGTGGCAAACAACAACCCACCCCGTGATTACGGCAGCCAGGCAGCGACCGGATTGACGCCAGGCGCGGACGGCGTGCAGTGGGCCTATCCGCAGCGCGACCAGGCCGTGAAAGGCGGAAGCTCGACCATTGAAGTTAAGGACGGCGTGGTGAACGTGTCGGACACCGTGACGTTCTACCACCCGACCGGCGACCCCATCCCGGCCTACCGATATGTTTGCGACATCGTGAAGTTGCAAAATATCGTTTTCAACCTTGACCTGATTTTCGCAACCCCGCAGTGGGACGGCGCGCCGCTTATCCCGGACGACCAGCCGACCATTAACCGGGATGCCAAACAGCCGAAAGCGGCCAAAGCGGCCGTGGCTTCGCTGTTGGATAGCCTGGCACTGAACGCGCTTATCAGCGACCCGGAGAGCGCCAAAGCGGCGACCCAGGCCGCGATTAACGACCAGAACCCGAAACGCCTGGACGTATTGACAACCGTACAACTGAGCGGCAACACGAACATCATTTCGGTGGACCTGGACTTCGGCTTCTATTTTGGCGTGCAGCCGCTAGTAGCCTAACGAATAA